TGAAGAATCCCTTAACCCTATTGCTGCTGGAATTAAACCAATTTCTAGAGCATCAAGTGCTGGAATTCTATGGAAGAAACCTGGTGTGCGCGGAAAGAGTGAATTTATCGGTTTCGATGAACAATCAGAACGTTACTTTGATTGTTCTAGGAACGGTGAGTTGAAGTCGATCATTGAGAAGAAGGTGAAACAAATGAGATCCGGGAAAGCTGCCAGATTTATCTGGCAAACTTTCGGTAAAGACGAAGCCCTTAAACCTGACAAAATTGCCCGAGTTTGTGCCCGTGAAGTTACTGCTTGTCCTATGGACCTATCGATTATTGCTCGCATGTATCTTGGTTCTTGGATGAGTTCTTTTATGGAAGCTGGTTTGGATTTTGGTCATACCTTAGGACTTGACATCTATTGCGATGGATGGGATGCTATTATCAAAAAGTTACATAGCGTCTCTGAAACTGGATTTGGAGTCGATGCCAAAGGATTTGACGGTTCTATCGGTGGCCAGTTCATTACCAATCTTTTTGAAGAGATTGAGGACTGGTACCGAATGAACGATCCGAATTGGTGTATAGAAGATCAAGCTGTTCGCATACTTCTAAGCAGACAGATCTTGAATAACTACACTCAGATCGGATTTACCATCTTCCAAAGCCTTACTGGTAACAATACCGGAAACTGGATGACTATCATTGTGAATTGTATTAAGAACAAAGCTGATAATTACATGGCGTACATCAGTCTTGTTCCAAGAGACAACTGCGATGAAAGTAAAATTCCTATGTCTGGTTTTGAAGGAGCCGATGCCTATCTTGCCCAAGTTTTGTGTGGTGATGATAGGATATTTGCCGTTCATCCACTCATTGACAAATGGTTTAACCAGGTCACTTTCGCCAAGTTTTTCGAACGATATGATCAGATAATGACCCCTCCCGATAAAAACGGAGTGATGAGTCCGCTCAACAAGCCAGTTGTGGACATCTCATTTATTTCTTGTAAGACCAACAAGTCAAATACCTCCGGAATTATCCCTGGTGTCACTTACCTTCCTCGACCTAAATCGTCCTCGATGTCTAAATGCGCTGCTTGGTGTCGTGTCAGCTCTGAACGCACGGAATTGGAAGCTGTTCGTGAGAACATTTCCACTATTCTCCGGCAAGTCTGGACCTCTGAAAGATCTCGTTTTGACCGATACCGATTTGACCTAGTCCGGGATTACAACAGAAATTATGGTGATCAGTTTTCCTTTCCCACTTGGAAAACTTTTTACTGTGAATATACTCGTGATAACGTCCTTGCCGTCAATGATGATAGCAATTGGGTTTATACTGAAGAGATGATGTCTACAACTGTAGTCACTGCTGATTCGGGAACTGAAAATCCCGTTCTTATGAGTGTCAAAAGTTGTGCTGAATCTCGACGCCCTAATCCCATTGTGAAATATCCCCAAACTCTTAGATTTCTG